TTCTAACCAAGAGTATATTCAAAGTATAGTTAATGTCAATAGCACCTACTTAAATCCTTTGTAGTAAACAAAAACACCTCCCCACTTGACTTTAACTATATTATTAATATACTCTTTAGTAAATAATCAAGTATAAAAATTGTATGCAGATAAATAAAGAAGAGCTCGCAGAAAGAACAAAGGTTGTTCAACATTTCCAAGTAGGGACTAAGAAGAATGAGTTGAGTAGTCTACTAAAGCAACTAGAGGATAGACGTAAGTACTATTGAATACTCGATGCTAAGATGGATAGAATCCCTAAGCAGAAGGAGTTATTTGAAGATATGGTAAAACGCTTAGAAAGCCCCATACAAGTGCGTAAAAGATTTTACCTATACTACTGAGGGAACGGTGCATGAAAGACGTTTGTAGGGGCATATCTGACTGTTCTGATGGCA